GGCATCGCCACCCATTTCACCTTCAGCTTCTGGTGTAATTTCGTCTACAAAGTTTTCGTCAACTTCTTCGTCTGAAGCTTCGTCTACTTCTTCATCAGTTGCTTCGTCTACTTCTTCGTCAGTAGCTTCGTCAACTTCTTCGTCAGTTGCTTCGTTAGTTTCTTCGTCGTTGCTTGACTCATCAACTTCTTCGTCAGTAGTTTCATCTACTTCTTCGTCTGTTGCTTCGTCTACTTCAACTTCTTCTACGTCATCTTTTAATAAGTTTTCATAGATATCGCGTGATTTCTCAACTACGATTTCGTGGAACAATTCTTCTGCTCCCGCTTTGTCTTCAGCAATTAGCTTTTCAAGCATTGCTTCAAATTTATTTTGATTAGCCATTTTTTATCTCCTCCTGTTGTTTAGATACGATAAGCTGTCAGTTGTATTTATGGAAAATGATTAAAAGGGTGGTTAAACCGGTCAAAACGAGCCGATTTTACATTAAGATTGTAAATTCACGAATTTTTCAGTGAATTGAGCTACTGTAATATGGGATAAGTTACCTAAGGGTCTTAAATTGTCTGGGCAGTAATCATCCTCGTTCTCTACTACACGTATATATCTCTTTCCAACATTTTTTTGAATTACTATTCCTGTTTGCCTACTCCAGTTACCGTGATATGTTGCTACTTCTTCGCTTCTTTTGTAATTTTGTGTGTTTGCGTACAGATTATTAATTTTGCCTTCAATACCTTCATAGTCAAAGCCTAGTATGTATATTTCGCTGTGTTGGTGATCTGCACCATAAGATGCTAGCCACAATGCTGTAGGACCACTTGACCAACCTAAAGGGTCAGCAAAGTAGTTAAAGCAATGAAATTTTTCGTATAATTTGTTTGGGTTAGTCCACACATTATTATGATGTTGGTACTTTGAATTGTTAATTTCAGTAACCATCTTAGTATCTACAGCAACAAGATAGTCAGGCCTTAAGCCTGATCTGTAAACAGCGTTACAGGCATATAATGTTCCGTGTGCTTTAAGTGGTTCTAGGGGAATAGGTTTTCTTGACGTGCCGTTACCAATAACAAATGCTATTGACATTTTTAAACAGCCTGTTCTGCATTCGCGGCAAGTCCATACATTTGTCTTACGAAATGTAATTCCTTGTCCTGCTCCTCTTTGTGCAAATCAGATGCTTTACGCATTTTGTTTATCTGACGTAGTGTTAAGCGTGTCTTACGTGTGTCGTCACGTTTCATAATTGAATCATCAGACTGTGGATCGTAAGAGTTGTTCTCAACTGGCTCCAAAGTTTCTTTATCAAAATAAAATAGTTCACGTAGTATCATGTTAATATTTATCCTTCAGCGCCTGGTATAGGTGCATCATCACCTGTTACTGTTTCTGGTGGTGTACCTGCTCCGCCATCTTCTGGTGCCGGTGCGTCTGGATCAACTGCTTCATCTTCCATTCCGCTAAGGTCTGCACTCATGCCTGCGGCACTAACACCTGCTCCACGCATTTCGCCTGCGGCGTCTGTTGGAACTGGAGTTAAGTTTTCATCATTTTCTTCACGCCAGAACTTTTCGTTCTCTGCAACTTCTTCTGCACTTAGTCCTAAGAAACGTTTAAGTGCAAATCTATTTGACACATAAGGTATAGCCGCCATTTGAGTAAATGTTCCAACTCTTGCATTGTCAAGTTCTGATTGTCTGTAACTTGCAAAGTTTTGTGGTGGTTGCATCCTTAGGTCAAACATTGCTGTGTCAATGTTAATACCTTTTTCTAATAGGTAGCGTTTAAAGTCTTGATTAAATTGTTCTGTTAAAAGTCCTTGTAGTCTTTCGCAATAGGTGTTAAAGCGTAACTCTTGAATGTACGCAGTACCAACTCGCCCATCTTGGAATGCACTAGCACCATCGTCAGGCCCTGTAGGAAGATAAGAACTAGGAATACGCAAACCGCGTACCAGCTTATTAGTAAAATATCTAAGGTCATCAATCTCTCCTAAGTTTGTACCACCTGGTAGTGTTTCAACTTTAGATCCACGTCCTTCAGCAGTTTGTGGGAAGAAGTAATCTTCGTTAATTGATAAAGGATTGTATGAACTGTCTATAACATTCGCTCCTCCACCTGTGCTACTTGGAATACGTCTTTGGTGTATATCTGTTTTTACACGTTCAACAAATTGCATTGCCAAGTGTGATGGCATATTACCTACGTCAACGTAAAATACTCTACGCTCTGGTGCTCTTTGCACTCTGTAAATAATAATAGCATCTTCTAATAATTCTTTTTGTTTGTATACTTTAAATATACTTTCTAACAAGCTGTTACCAAATGGGAAGTTATTATCTAACCCTTCTGATAAACTTAGGTGTACAATGTGTTCTGCATCAACTGCAAACTCTGATTCACCTTTTGCAAAACGTCCACCTTGCAATGCTTGGTTAGGTGCACCTGTCATTCCACGTGAACCACCAGTCATGTAACCTTCGCCACCACCTGTAACATTACCGTTTGTTTGTAATGGAGTAGTTGCTACGCTTGAAACAAAGTTTAAGTTTACATTTTTAATAACATACTGCTCAGGCTTTTTGCCTTCTGATTCGTTAACAATAATCTTTGTAACGTTTGCAGGATCAATGTAATGCCATTTTTTAGTTTCTGGATCTCTAATAAAAAATGCATCGCCATACTTAAAAGTATTACGTAAAATACGAAACATTTTTGTTTCAAAGTTTTGTACTTTACACCACTGTTGTAAGTATAGTTTAAGTGTCTGTACTTCTGTATTAGTTGCATCTGATTTGAAGTCCATTAAGAACGGACTTCTGTTTGAAGTATTTTTTTGAGTTGTAAATTCTGCTAAAATGTCTAATGCCGCATTTACTTCACTATCGTTGTCCATAGTGTTGTATTGTCCGTATCTTTCAACACGATTTGGAGAACCTACATATACATCTGGCAAGTAACTTGAGTAGTTAGCTTGGGCAGGACCCATACCTTGGTTAGTACTTCCGCCAAGTGGGCTATAACTGCCGTCTTGGGCAGAACCTGTTGGAACTGGCGTAAAATAACGTTTCCAGCTCATTATGCCGCTCCTGATATTGCGTTTGTCATAGCTTTTCCACCTTTAGTTTGTTTTTTGAGTTCTTCTAACATAAGTGCGTTAGTACTATTTAACGAAACTAGCATTGAAGAGGTCTTATCTTGACTCTCATTATTTACATTTAACACTTTGGTAAACGATGCTTTGGTTTCAGCATCCATATTTTTGTATTCTTCGTTGTATTGTCCAATTTGTTTAATCAATTCTTTTAAATTTTTAGTTACTTGTTTAAGGTTAGCACCGTCCATAGCGTCAACGTATGCCGCAATGCCTTGTAAACCATCTCCAATACCTTGAAGTCCAGCGGCATCAATATCAGCAAACGCTTCAAGATCTTTTGCCATATCTTTCATTCCGCCATCATTGCCAAACAATCCGCCAATGAATTTACTAAAGCTATCCATAATACCGTCACCGGTAAATGCCGCAATACCTGCTTGTAAACTAGTTAATGCAGGACCCATGTCCTTCATTGATTTAGAATCAATACCTTCAAACGATTTAACGCCTGCGGCAATTTTTTCTAATACGCCTTCACTCATAAACGATGCAACAACACCGCCTTTAGCAAGACCCATAATATTATCTGTAAGTGGTTTTAATGCTCCACCAACGTCACCTAATTTTTCTGAATCAAGGTCTTCAAACTTTTTCAATCCAACTGCAACATTGTCAACAGATGTGGTGATTGAATCTATCAACGCCGCAATTCCAAATCCTGCTACACCTACTCCAGCAAACGCAACTCCAATTGCCGCAATGCCCGGAGACGCTAATGCTAACGGAGCCGCCATAGCCGCAACAGCCGCTGTGAATCCAATTAATACAGCCGCGGCACCAATACCGCCCCACACTAATGCTTTACCCCACGATTCAAATTTTTCAATTATTGGGCCTAATGATTCAAACAATCCTCCCATTAGTCCACTTGATTTTGAACCTGCATTTTTATTATGCTCTGGATGCCCTGGAGGTGGACCTGTATCAGCACCAAATAATGTTTTGATAGGATTAATAAGATACTTGGTTACTAGTTCACCAATGCTTAACTTGCCCCAATCATTTTTAAAGTCTTCAACCATTGTACCAAGGTTGTCAAACAATGTTCCTAGTCTATCAACAAATCCTTGTATAGATGCTTGTGTTTCATCTTTTTGGAACCATGCTGTAAGGTCTGACATCACTGTTTGCAGTTTGTCAAATATACCTGAGTCAAGTAATTTAACTAAGATAGTGCTACGTATCTTTTCAATCATACTATCAAAGTCAGTAAGTGTTTTATCTTTGGCCGCAATAGCATCTAATTGTTTTTGTTCTGCTTCACTAAGTAGTCCACCAACTTCACTCATTTTTGCTAGTTGTAATACAGCATCATATGTAGTATCACCTAATGCTTGTGCTTGTGCAATTACAAATGCATTTTTCTTAACAAACTCTTGTGCTTGTGTTACTTGGTCATTTGTTTGTGCCGCAAACTCATCTGCTGATATAGAACCATCTCTCAATCCTTTTGCCATCTCAGCAAACTGTGGATTAGTTCGTATCAAACTCTTTGCAAAATCACTTAATGGAACACCGTTAGTTGCAATCAATTCTTTTAATGCTTCTTCCATCTCTGGACTTGCACCTTTGATCATTGCTAAACTAGCATTCATCTGTTCTTTAACTCCATCGTCCATAGTCATGAACAATGCCTGTAATCTCTTATCAGTACTTTGACCTTTTAATTCTTCCGCGGCTTGCTTTCTAGTCATACCTGTAATTTTAGCAAGTGCATCTAGTTGCATAATATATGCTGTAGTGCCTGCGGCAAGACTTCTATCGGACCGGTCTTTCATTCTTCCTTGAATTCTTTGTAAGTCAATATAGTCAGCTGTAAACTCAGTTACATCTTCCATTGTCATACCTAGTTTAGAAAAGTCTGTTTGTGATCTTTGTACAATCGCTGAGATTTTACTAAACCTGTCAGCACCTTTAGTTGCACCACCAAATGCTACTGCTAACATCTGTGAATTTTCTTGTATTGTGCCTGCTAAGGTAGCCATGTTTAATCCTGCTTCAGCGGCACGTCTTTGCATTGCAAACATACTATCACCAAAGTCAATACCTGCTCCAGACAATGATCTGTACATGTCAATTTGATTATCAAGTATATTCAGCATTGTTTGGCCAAACTGACCAATCACGCCACCTACAATAGGAAATTTTTGTATTAGTCCTGTAACATGCTGTCCGAAATCACTCATTCGGTTGCCGCCAGCAATTAGTTCTTTACCAAGACCACCAAATGTTTGGATAGTATTACCTATTCCGCTGAATAGTCCTAATGAGTATCTATCAAATGCTTTGGCAGTATTTCTAACTCGTTCTGAAAGTTTCTTCTGTGCTTTAGTTGCTTCTTTCTTAGCTTCAGTACCTTCTGCTGTAGCCTTGTTATCTGCTTTAGATATAGTAACGCCTTTGGTTTTGACGGCATTTGCCATTTTTTCAGTGGCCGCACCTCCGCCCTTGGAGCCTTTTTCCATTAGTGCGACTAGACGTTGTAGAGTAGCTTCACTAGCCGCATTGCTAGTAACTCCATCCATTCCACCGCCTCTGTATGTGACTTCTGCCATTTATTAAGTACCTATATAACTCAGATTCATAAATATACTATATGAACACTTATTATTTATCCGGAGATAAACCATGCCAGAAATAGAGAGAAGCGGAGCCAATCCGTTACAGAAATATTTTAGGCAACCAAAAATCTACATTAAGTTGCCAAGCAACGGCAAATGGTATCCTAATGGAAGTTTGGAAGTAACAGACAATATGGAATTTCCTGTTTATGCAATGACGGCAAGAGATGAACTTATGTTTAAAACTCCTGATGCATTACTTAACGGGCAGTCTACAGTTGATGTTATTCAAAGCTGTGTACCTAGTATCAAAAACGCTTGGGACGTACCAACGCTTGATATTGACACACTATTGGTTGCTATTAGAATTGCCACATACGGGGAGAAATTAGAATTAACTTCTAAGATCCCAAATACAAAACTAGAACGTAAATTTGATCTAGACTTAAGAGTAGTACTTGACAAGTTTCAAAATGTTTCGTTTGAAGATATAATTACAATAGATGATCTTACTCTTACAATAAGACCACAAACGTACCGTGAGTTTACAAAAGTTGCAACTAAAACTTTTGAAGAACAGCGTATTGCTTCAGTTATACAAGAAGATGATATGACAGAAGAGCAAAAATTAGAAATCTTTAATCAAGCGTTTATGCGTTTAACAGGTATCACAATTGATATGGTACAACAAGGCATTGTATCAATCCAAACTGGTGATCAAATTGTAACTGACAAATTACATATTCAACAGTTTATACAAAACGCAGACAAGAAGTTTTATTCTTCTGTTGTTGACAGTATGGAAGCTCAAAAGAAAAAGTTTACTTTAGAGCCAATCACAGTTGATGCAACAGACGAAGAAAAAGAAGCCGGTGCTCCTGCTAAATGGGATATGCCAGTTGCGTTTGATCAATCAAATTTTTTCGTATAAGGATAGCTTCTAAGTCTCTAGAGGATATCCTAAGATTAGTCGACGACCTAGAAAACGAGACAAAGAACATCAAGATGGAACTTGCCCGATTGGTCTGGTACATGCGTGGTGGGATTAGTCTTGAAGAAATATATCAAGTAGGTCCTGAAGATAGAGAGATATTTTCTAAACTAATTAAAGAAAATCTTGAAACTGCTAAAAAGACTGGACAACCGTTCTGGTAAGATCTAGCAGATAACCAAATAAAATATAACCCACGAAACTAAAACACCTTTAGCGAAAGCTGTCCACATCATTTGATAGTTAGATAGATTTGCACATCTTTGAAAAGATGTAATATGTTTTTCGTGCCAGTCAATTATTGTTTTATAATACTGTTTCATTTTGCAATTAACATTTGTCGTACTTGTTTCTGCACGCCTGCTTTTGCAATCCTATTTGCTAAATCTGATAAGTCAACCGTGCTACCTTGCGATGTAGTACTGCCACCTGCTAGGTCTCGTTTAATACTGTCTGTGTTTGCACCAGACTGTTTAATTTTTTGTGCTAGTGTTTTAACATTGCTCTGTGTAGGTGTAGCTGTGTTGCTACCCGGTTTTTTAGGCGTTGTTGGTTTACTAGATGGTTCTTGTTTGCCTGGTTTAGTTGGAGCGCCTTTAGTATTTGTACTGTCTAAATTCTTTGCACCTGTATCTGTAGGCTCAGCTTTAGCTGGTTCTGCTGGTGCTTTAGTTGGTTTAGCTGGTGTTTGTGTGTCTTTTGTATTATCACTTGCTGTTGACGCTTGTGTTGCGTCTGCGGCACCGTCTGTGCTTGGTTTAGCTTCGTCTGGACTAATAGGTGCTTGTGTTGATCCTGCAATACTGCTTATTTGATCATTAGTTAATCCTGCACCTGATAATATATTTACAATGCTACCGGAATCAGTTGGTTCACCCATCTTTTTCCAATCTTTATTAAGTTTGTTAGCAGTAACTTTGTTACTTACATCTTTAGCACCTTGCTTAACTGCACCAACTGCACTTTTAGCACCTTGCTTAACTGCTCCTGCGGCCTTACTTGCAACTTTGCCTGCGCCACGTTTTAATTTAGCACCTAGTGAGTTAGGATTGTCTAATGGTAGTTCTTGTTGTACCGGATCTGCTTCTTGTAAGTATTCGTTAAATGCATCATCGTAATCAATTGATTCTGCTTTGTCGCCTACTGCTCCAAAGTCAGAAAGTTTTTGACTCTTGTCAAAGTTTTTGTCTACTGGTGTTGCATCACTTCCGCCTTTGAGATCTAATTCAAGTTGTTCTTTCTCTTCAGGTGGAATAGGTTTTGAATTTTGTGCATCTTTAGCAGTATCATCAACTGTTTGCATTGCACCTTGTGCCGCCGCCGCTACTGCTCCGCCTAGTTCTGTTAAGTTGTCAAGAATTACATCACCACTTTCAGCAGTTGCTACAAGTTCTTGTAACTGATCCATAGTTAAAGCATCTCTTGGAACTTGTTTTAGTGCGTCCCATACCGCTGTTAGGTCTTTTGCATTTTCTGATCTAACCAAGTTAGCCATAAAGTCATGAAACTCACCAAACGCTTTATAGTGTTCAGGACTAAAGTCTTTGGCTCCGTCAACCGCGGCTTCTAATGCTGTGTACTGTGCCATCATATCGCCTGGAATAACTGTGTCGTAGCTGTAGTTAAATGCGTTAAGGCTTCCGTCAATCTTCATTCTTACTGCACCATCAAGTGCATTAACGTCTACACCCAAGTCTGCAAACACAGCTTCTTTGGCAGTTGCAAAGTTTTCTGATTTCATTGCCGCTTCCATAGCATTAAGTTCT